AGAGGAACGTTGAGTTTAGATGCAAAAGTAAAATACTAAAAACTGGCAAGGTCATCAACGTAAATTATAAAAACTTCCTCATAAATTTTACGCTCGAAATCAAAGATTCTTTAAAATCTTACGATCTATACTACCCTTTTGGTGTACAATTGAATTCCAAGCGTTTACTACTCGATTATCGCATTAACAGTCTCATTCAAGACAAACTAAATTGTGATTGCTTCGCAAAACTCACTAGCAGTAGTAAATTATTCAATGATGTTGTAGAGATATACTTTCTGTAAAGCTCTTAGAATAAAGATTTTTCTCCAGCAATGTTGTGTACGCACAATGCACCCTATAATTTAGTACTATAGGGTTACATTGAGCATATTGTAGATTCATTTCCATATAAAGCCGCTACAACACAAGGTCCACTCTTTTGAGAACATGATTTTATGGAGAATCCCGACCTTTAAACTCCGGTACAATGTACCACCATGTCATGCTAATCTCGCGGCTGCGAAGATTACGGTTCGTGCGTTGTGAGTATTACCTCACCGTTTTTAACTAAGACCTATTAGCGTATTTAATTTAGCTTGTACTTATTCCAGCAGTTCTTTTCTGCCGAGCTGTCCTATCTCTTGAAGTCGCCAGCCTTCACACCCTTGCGCAGGAATGCCGATAGGAGGACCTGTAGCGTTTTCTCACACTTTTGATCTTGAAGATATATTACCGAGTCGAATCTCAGATTTCAACTAAATATTTCAAGAAACATGAATAATAGAGCATTTCACTTCGAAATTAAAGATATGATGACACAATTTGTTTCAGCATTTGATGATATTGTCATCGGTCGCTTTAATAAAGATAGGGTCGAACAGGATCGTATCAAGGTCAGATATGTGTACTCCCCTAAGCAGAGAGTCCTTCATGACATTATCAATAAAGGTGGTCATACTAAACTTCCTGCAGTTGCTGTTAGTATCAATTCTGTATATAGAGACGACACTAGAGTCTTTAATAAAAACTCAGGATCATTTCATCTAGGACAGACATATGACGAGTCCTTAGACGCTAATCTGGCAACAATTGATCATATCCCTACTCCTGTACCCGTGAATATCGATGTCAGTATGAGTATTATCACAAAATACCAAACGGATATGGACCAGATCTCGAGTAACTTCATACCTTACACAAATCCATATATCGTAATTTCTTGGAAGGTACCAGAAGCTTTCGTAACCATCGACCAAGAGATTAGATCTGAGGTCTTGTGGGGCGGAACAATCAATATGACATACCCTACAGAGCTAACAGGCTCAAAGCATTATCGTGTGGCAGGTGATACTGGCTTTACAATCAAGGGTTGGTTATTTAAGAGTCGGATTCCTGCTGAAGGAATCATCTATAACATTGATACTAAGTTCACACCAGTGACGTTAGATGACGATCTTGGTGACGATCCTGTAACTAAACCACTTTCAACTCATCCAAATGGAGTTTAAATCATAAAGAATGGGCTTTTTGAGGAGAATCCACCGACGCGTTCTAATCCTTCGTCGCTCATTCTATATATTATACCTTCATCTAAGACTGTGGGTGTTCCCTTTGTCTTCACAGAAGAGAAGCTTCCTGTTAGAACGTTTCCATAAAGCGTACTTCCACTTCGAACTAGATAGGTAGTTCCTGTTGCCTTATTGTATAACCAGCAGGCAAATATTCCTTTCAGTGCACCGAATGTGACAGAAATACTTCTAATTTCATCTGGGTCACCTAACTCATAAAGCATTTCTGGGATTATCGAACTATCAACAACATTAGCAGATTTTAGCGCTAATGTTCGCTTTAGTTCTTCATGGTTTTCTAGGATACCATTATGACCTATAATCCAATCTTTGTACTTGAATGGATGTGAAGTCTCTTCTGCCCACTCTCTTTGAGCTGATGTTGGTGCCTGGGTATGTCCTAAAAATGTTGTACATTTATTAACGATGTCAAATCGCTCATGTGGAACGAGGTTAACAACCCCCTTATGCTTTAAGGTGTGATGTTTTCTGTCCTTTGTTGCATATAAGCAGCCATATGAAAACTGACCTCTATCTCTATTTTTTATGTAGAGATCTTGATATTCTGTAAATTTAGTTGATCCAAATATTCCGCACATGTTTAATAAGGTAATTTAGTACAATTATAATCCTTCCAAGGGATCTTTTGTTTATATTTAATAGGGTCGATATAACCCGCTTCAATAAATCCTTGAATTCTTGACGAACTTGCAGGGTTACTTGCATCTGCAACTTCTTTTCCGCTATAGCATGTATGTGTTTTGCTGAATTTTACTCTCAAATCAATACCAAGCTCAATGATCTCTTTCTTTGTCTTACCAATAAGAGGGGCTTCGATATTAATTAAATGTCTTCTGTTTAGACTTACAAGACTATTGATAGAATCCATGAACTCAACCGAACCATCCCAATAGCCTGCCTGGCTATCAACCAACGCAGAACCATGAAATACCGTATCAATGCCCCTTGCTTCTGCATATGCGCAGGAGATTGAAAGCATCATCATATTCCTAAATGGGACATAATTGACTGTCTGTGGATCTCCAATACAGTCTTTGGTCTTTGCGACATTGATATTTTCGTTCGTAATTGAACTACTATTAGCAATATGCTTAAAAAAACTTATATCCAGAATGTCATGCTGAACAGCATCTACTTCTTCTGCTTGATATTTTGCGCATTCAAGTTCGCGAATATGTCGCTGCCCATAATCGAAACTCAAGCAATATATCTCATCGAAACCTAAGTTATCTTGAGCGTGGTGAAGTATAACTGTACTGTCCAATCCTCCGGAGATAGGTACTAAACATCTTTTCATAATATAATTATATGATTTCTCAAACGAAATTTCAAGGTAAATATTTCCAATCACATGGGACTTTCGAACATCATAAACAAAATTACCGGCAAAGTAGACAACGTATTAGGATATAACAAGAATATCACTGACCCATATGACTTCAGTGCTAAGAACTCTGGTGGTCAATTCAATTTTAGGTCATACTTTCTTAGCCTGTTTCATAATTGGGAGTTCGCATTTCCTCATGGATTTATGTTCATTGTTTATATTGATCCATATCCATCTGGCCTTAACTCAAGAGACTTTATTGTTTATGAAGGAACTGATGGTGCTGGTCTTGCAAACAACGTCAAAGATGACATAAATGTACTAACAAGTGATCAATATCAACGTACTGACGCCGGTTGTATGTTCGTAAACGGTGTTAGTCTTCCTCTAGAACAGATGAATACACAACACGCCGAATTGCTTCCTAACTTCGGTCGCGGATTTATCCCTGGTGTTATTGGTGGTCCTCGTCAATCTTTCATTCCGCTCGTGTTAGAGTTCCGTGAAACTAACAGATCCTTTGTGGATAGTATCGTAAGACCATGGACTATTCTCACGGCCCACTACGGACTCGTCGCAAGACCGCCTAGCGATCCAAGAAATATCAAATCGAACATTATGATCATCCAGCTGGGCAAGGCAGGACCCGGCAAAAATTTGATCAATCGTAAGATTCATCGCTACTATGATGTAGCTCCAATCCGCACAAATACAGTAAATATTGCACATGACATCGATCAGATAGCACCAATTGCGACGGAATGGGTATATTCTAAGTATAATGTCGAAACTTTAGCTGATGCTCCTATTGATATTGTGCTGAACGATATCAATAAAAACACAACATTGTCATTCTTGGACAAAATTACAGGTGGTCGAGCCTCTAAACTCAATAACAAAATCAATAAGCTAGGCAATGCCGTGCAGGGTGTTGATCGTACATTCCAGAGAGGAAGTCGTGCATTGGGTGGAATTTTCGGTTAAAATAACACATGGTCGATGACTTTTGCGTTAACATTTATATACCTAGCCTCGAGAAGGATATTTCTTTTAGGCAGTTAATGAATCGAGAGTATAAAAACATTCTGAAGTATATTCAGAATGATGATAGTGAACTCCTTTGTGAGTACTTTGATCATATAATCAAAAAGCTTTGTACTAAGAAGAATATCAAATTTAATCGTGTAGATAAGTTTGTTATTCTTGTGACTTTATATATTGTTTGTATAAATCCTGATGTTAAAATAAAACGTCAATGTGAACAAACAGGAAACTTATATGAACTCGGCATTGACTTGTTCTCGATAGTCAGCAATGTATCTACTGCAGCTGTCGAAGAAGGACACAAATTACCAATTGATAAGAAAATGTCATGTATACTCGGCATACCTGATGGTCTATTATACCCCAACAAGCAATCTATCTTTATGGAGTGCCTGAAGGGTGTCATAATAAATGACAATTCGTATTTCCTTTCTGATATGAACGATGAGGAACGAAACGAAATTCTTGCACTAATCCCGGGTGATATATTTGGCCATATTTCAAGATACATCACAGACTCGAAAGAAGCATTTAATGATATCCCATATGTTGTTATCAATAGTCCGTATACTACAGATGATCCGGTTGAACACACATTTGACTTAATGGATAACACATTATTTGACTTTCTTATGTTTATTTTTGGTGGTGGGTTGATGTTCTATTATGATATGATGTACATCATGACATCGAAACTCAATGCGTCCGAAGAATTTGCTGAAACTAGACTCACACCAGCTGAGACACTTTTATATCTCAAGAAGTATGAAGAGGAAATTCATGAAGAAAACAAAGCAAAGCAATCCCAAAGCAAACAAAATCACCAAGTTGATCCGGTAGGTCCACAGACAGTGGAAATGGATTGGCCTCAATAATAAATACAGACCATGAGTAAAGCATTCAAAGAACTAATGGGCGAGATCAAAAATGCCTACGACGAACAAGAATTTGATATTTTTGTTCCTACGGCAGGAAGAAAGGTCAAATTTAGACCACTTAACCTCAAACAACAGAAAGAAATTATCAATAAGCTCACGGATTTGTCCCACGCAAGCCTGGATTTCAATATTGTCGTCGATGAGATTATTCAAGACAACCTATTAGAAAAGGATGTTACTTTATATGTTGTCGATAAACCTGCAATATTGCTTGCATTGCGTAGTAACTACACCAACGGCGTAATGAAATACAAAGAGGATAATGAGACATATGAGATTGATCTCATGAACCATGTTAAGACATTTGATAATGCCTCAATGCCAACACAGGAGGCGACAATTGAGACACCAGGTATTATAGTTCATATGTCGATTCCTACAGTCATTTCTGATAAACGCTACAACAAATTTCTTAAAAGCAGAGTTCCTCGCTCTAACGATCAAAATGATTTATACAAAATCATCGGAGATATGTATGTATATGAAGTTGTTAAATTTGTAAAGGCATTTACAATAAGACCTAACACAGAGGATCCCAAACATATCGACATGAAAGATCTAACTAATGAGCAAAGATTGGAAGTTGTCCAATCTTTTGGTGTAGCGACAGCTGAGAAGATGCTTGATTTTGTATCATATGTCAGACAATATGAAGACAAATTCACAGAATCTGTCGTTGACGGCAAGAAATTGAGTATCACATTGTCATCTGCAATTTTTGCTACTGACTAAATACTTAAAGTATGACAGATGGTCAAGTCAGGGAATTAATAGATGCAATTAAGGAGTCGGGTGGATCCAAAAACGACATTTTTGGTAAAGGCGAAGACTCTGAACGTTTCAGAGAGAAGGTCGTAAAAGTAGTCGCAAAGACAGACGAAGACGAACTCAGAGACAGGATCTCCAGGGAAGGCAAGCAGCATAGCCTCATGACTGCTGCCATGGACAAGACTACTGGATTTGTTCGCACAGTTGTGGAAAAGATTAAGGGTGCATTTGAAACAGTCACAGGATTTATTGGAGGAATATTCAATGTTCTTCCTTTTGGTGGCCTTCTGAAAGGAGCTGCTATTATTGGTGGTATGATTTTGGGTTGGAAGAAGCTTCAGCCTTTCTTAGACAAACCAGAGATTAAAGATTGGTTTAGCAATTTCTTTGATGGTGTATTTAAAGTTGTAAACGGAATTATTCGATGGTTCTGGAATACGTTTACTGCAGGGGAAAAATTAGATGAGAATTGGGATGTTAGAGATTGGGCTAAAAATAAATACACGCAAATTATGGACGGCAGATCCATTCCTGAGTTTCTGTGGGATATGTTTGCTAATACTACATCTAAAATTGCATCCTGGTTGACAGGAAAAGACATTTCAGACGAAAATATAAAAGAAGGCTTCATTTTTGCATATAATGAAATCGAGACGGCCTTAACTACTGTAGTAGATGCAACTCTCGATATTTTTAGTGGAATATATGACTGGATTACAGAATTGCATGAAATGATGTTGGGGCTTAGAGCCTTCTTTGAGTATGAAGCCAGACAAAACTTACAGCGTTGGCAGAAAATCGTTCCTGTTGGTCAGATGGCAAAATTCGTTACAACCGACTACGGTGATGCCTGGCGAGCTGCAAAAAAAGGTGACGTGAAGGAATTTGAAAACGCAATGGAAGAAGTTTATGGTGAGTTTCTCATGGATGATGAAAACCCTCTCGGAATGAACGTCCTAAAAGGCAAAATACAAGAAATGAGTTACCATGATACATTTGGAGGCGACAAAAAGCAGGTTGTCCTTGATATGCTTGATAAGGTAGAACAAGCTAGAAAACAAAAACGCATTGAATCTGCAGAGAGATCTTATGAAAGAAAGCACAAAAGGATGATCAAACAAGGTGGGCAGTGGGGATATGATGAGAATATTGGTTCTGTAAGCTCAGAAAATCAAAAAACATTAGAAAGAATTCATACCTTACATCAAAGTGCATTGATGTCTGCCCGCGAATCCTATGGTGGACTATCACAAACAGAAGTAGACGCAATAACCAAAATCGCATCAAGTGTAAATTCAAGTAACATTGACAATAGTTTTCACCTAACTAGGGTTGTTGCTCAGCTAGAAAAACTCAACAAGCAAATACGCTCCAGGCAGATTAAGTAATTAAAATGCAAAACGAGTTTCTATGGACATTTGAAGAGTTTGATAAGAACGTTGCTACTGCCTATAAAGGATTAGATCAGGAACGGCTTCCTGCTATAGGCC